TTTAAGGCATTTAGAGGGCAATCCGCGTATAGGCGATATTGACGCGGTAGCTAAAAGCTACGATGAGTTCGGTCAACGTAAGCCTATAGTAGCTACACAAGACGGGGAGGTTATAGGCGGTAATCATCAACTAGCGGCAGCTAAAAGATTAGGTTGGACACATATAGCCGTTGTGTTTACAGATGACGACGAATTAAAAGCTAAAGCGTTTGCGTTAGCCGATAATAAAACAAGTGATTTAGGAACTTACGATAATGATCTACTAAGTGAAATGTTATCTAGTGTTTCAAGTGACCCAAAACTTTTAGCGGCAACAAGTTTTAAAGAAGAAGATTTATTAAATTTAAGTTACAACCCCGATGATGACATAAATAAAAGAGATTTTGTTAAAGATTTTGGTGCGCCACCGTTTACAACTTTAGACACGCGCCAAGGATATTGGCAGGACAGAAAAAGAGAATGGATAGAATTTGGAATAAAAAGTGAATTAGGACGCGAAGAAGATATGATTTTTTCAATTAAACCTAGACAATATTCAAAAAAACCAAGTGAGATAACGGGTACAAGTGTATTTGACCCGGTGTTAACGGAGTTAATGTATAAATGGTTTAGCGCTCCCGGTAGCGAAATAATAGATCCGTTTGCGGGTGGTAGTGTTAGAGGTATAGTAGCTAGTAAATTAGGTCGTAATTATACCGGTATAGATTTAGCAACAGATCAAATAGAGGAAAACAAAAAACAAGCTAAAGAATTAGTTCCTACAAATATACCTAATTGGATTAGCGGTAATAGTTTAGATGTTAAAAAACTAGCCGGCGATAAAGAGTATGACTTTTTATTTACGTGTCCGCCTTATGGGTTTTTAGAAGTTTATAGCGATGATCCTACAGATTTAAGCAATATGACAACGGCAGAATTTAACGAAACCTATGCACAAATATTAGCTAACAGCGTTAGCTTATTAAAAAATGATCGTTTCGCCGGTATTGTTATAAGCGAATATAGAGAAAAAAAGACTACGGCCTATGTAGATTTTGTAGGAACTACCGTTGAGGCTTTTAGATCGGTAGGAATGGAATACTATAATGAGTTTGTTTTAATAAATGTACCGGGTAGCGCGCCATTACGGGCAGGTAAATATTTTGAACACGGGCGTAAAGTAGCTAAAACCCACCAAAACGTTTTAATATTTGTTAAAGGAGATTATAAAAAAGCAACAGAATATTGCGGAGATGTTGTAGGCGTAGATTTAAAAGATGAAACCGAGTAAACAGTTTATAAAAGCTGACGCTATTAAATGGCTAGAAAAAAATAAAGGTTTAGGAAGTGTTATAGCTAGTCCGCCCGATGCCGAAGAAGTTGGTTTAAATATTAATAAATGGATTAGTTGGTTTCACTCCGCTATAGAAAAAACTTTACTAGCTACAAAAAAAGAAACGCCTACTATTTTTATGGTTACAGATCGTAAACACGATAAACAAGTTATAAGCAAAGCTAATATGATTTTTAAAGTAGCTTATAAACTTAATTATAAATTACAGTTTCATAAAATAGCTTTAAGACTACCTTTAGGTACACACGATATATTTCGCCCGGCCTATACTCACGTACTAGCTTTTAACACCGTTAACAACGCTAAAGACGTAAACGTTCAAGGCTCTGACGTTTTTCATAGGGGTAAAACAATTTACAAAGACGCTACGGGTATAGAGGCTGCTATAAGAATGGTTAAATACGCCGGTAGCTTTAGCGACACAATTATTAATCCCTTTAGCGGTAGTGGTACTATTTGTCATATAGCCGAAAAATACGGTTTTAATTCAATAGGGATAGAAATTTTAGAAAGTCAAATAGATCTAGCTAATAAAGTAGTAATAAAATGAGTAAAAGAGGACGCATACCAAAAAAAGCTGAACTAAAAACAGGCCATAGGGATAATAGTTTACAAGTTTTAAAGGGCGGGGCAGAATTTACAAAACCAAAACCCAAACACCAATGGCTTGCCGCTACGAAACGTAATTGGAAAAATTATTGGAATAGTGAATTAGCAAGCACCGCTCAAAGCGTAGATTTACCTGCCTTTTTTAGACTATTTCAATTTTACGATGAAGTAGACAGAGCTAACCGTATGATTTTAAAACTAGGTAATAACGGTTTACTTAGTGTAGGTAGCCAAGGGCAACCTAAAGTTAACCCGCTAATAGATCTAACTATTAAATTAGAAAGTAGTATTTTAAAACTAGAACAAGAGCTTGGCCTAACACCATTAGCGCGACAACGTTTAGGGATTGCATTCGGCGAGGCACAGGTAGGCTTTAAACAACTACAAGAATTTTTAAAAGAGGATAGGATAGAAACAATTGACCCTAGAACGTTAATGCAACAACTAGAGGAAGAATAATGTCGAAAATTAAAAATAGTGATGAGTACAACGAAAAATTTCAACTAAATAATAAAAGCGGTAAAGAATTAATAAGGTGTACGGCTTGCGGTGAATGGTTTTATCAAATAGGTAAAATTAAAATATGTTTTTGGTGCGATAATGAAGAAGAATAATTTACCGGCTACTAATGGAGCGAGGGTAGTTAAGTTTATTGAAAAGTTTTGCGTACACGGTGAGGGAGATTTTTTCGGAGAGCCTTTTATTTTAGATAATTGGCAAAAAGCTATTATATACGATCTATATGAAGTTAATGAAGATAATAGTAGAAAGTATAGGGAGGCTTTAATCGGTTTACCTAAAGGTAACGGCAAAACCGCTCTTGCCGCAGCTATCGGTTTATATGAACTTTTAGGTAGCGGGGTTACTTCGCCATTAGTAGCAGTAGCGGCAGCTAGTTATGAGCAAGCAAACTTAGTTTTTGGAACTATGAAAGTAATGTGTGAAGAAAGCGTCATACTTAAAGATATGGTCGAAACATTTGAGAACGAAATACAAGTTAAAAATTTACCGGGTAGGGCGTATAGGGTTGCCGCTAAAGCTGGTACAGCTGACGGCGGGCGTAATAGTTGTTTAATAGCAGATGAAATTCACGAATGGGCAAATATAAATCAAGAGCGCGTTCATTATGTATTATCAAACAACACCGCTAAACGTAAAGACGGTTTAGTACTTAATATTACTACGGCGGGCTACGACTTAGACAGCCTAGCCGGACGGCTATATCAAAGAGGATTAAAAAAAGAAACCGGCGAAAATGATGATCCGGAATATTATTTTAAATGGATAGGGGCTAGAGAGGGCGATGACTACGAAGACATAAAAACGTGGAAAGATGTTAACCCGGCGATACAAAATGATTGGTGGCCTTTAGAAAATCTTAACCGTAGATTTAAGAGCCTACCTATGCACGAGTTTCAAAGATACCATTTAAACCAATGGACGCGTACAGAAGAAGAAAGTTGGCTACCGGCTAGCGCTTGGGATAATTGTACGGGCGAAGTAGTGTTTAGCGATACCGCTGAAACCTTTTTAGGGGTGGATATGGCGTTACACCACGATAGTGTCGCTATAGTACACGGACAAAAAGATAAAAATAATAACATTATATTAGATAGTAAAATTTGGCACCCCGAGGATTATGACGTAATAGACATACAAGAAGTAGAGCGTTATATTTTAGATATAGTTATGAAATACAACGTAAAAGAAGTAGCGTATGACCCGCATTTTTTTGAACGGAGCGCGCAAGTTTTACTTGATAACGGCGTGCCTATGGTTAACTTTCCTCAAAGCCACGCTAGAATGGTACCGGCTTGCGGTAATGCTTTTGATTTAATTGTAAATAAAAAAGTTATACATAACGCTACGGCTACCTTTACGGATCAAGTTTTAAGCGCCGCACAAAAAGTTACAGATAGCGGTTGGCGTTTAAGTAAAGGTAGATCTAAAAGAAAAATAGACGGGGCTATAGCTTTAGTTATAATGCTAGACAGAATTACGGCACCGGCTCCATTAGAGGCTCCGGTGAGTATAATAAACTTATGATTAATAAAGATATTATGACAACACTAGCCGAAGTTATAGGGGCTAGCCTTATAATTTACGGTGTATACAATATAAACGCTAGCCTAGGTATAGTAACGGCCGGTATTTTTTTATTAGTAGGAAGTTATTTAATAAGTAGATGAGTTTTTTTAATCGTGATAATAGAAACGCAAGCCTAGGTAATTTAGCTGACCTTTTACAACTTAGGGAGGGCGGTTTATTTAATTACACGGGCGAAAAAGTGAATGAAAAAAGCGCTTTAGGTATTAGCGCGGTGTTAAGCGCTATTTCTTTAATAGCAGATAGTATAAGTATTTTACCGTTAAAAACAATAAGATACGACGGCGACAAAAAAGTATTTACTGAAAAACCACGTATTTTTGAAAAACCTAACCATAACCAAACTATATTTGAAGTTATACACCAAATTATTACAAGCTTACTAATGCACGGTAATGCTTTTTTATTAATTGATAAAGACCGACAGGGTAGGCCTATAGCTATGACCCCTATACATACCGATAGAGTTAATGTTGAAATGAACGGCGGGGTAAAGGTATACGTTATAGGATCAAAAACAAATCAAAGAACATTGACAGACGACAACATACTACATTTAAAATGGATTAGTTACCCGGGTAGCTTAGTAGGTGTTAGCCCGTTAAAAGTAAACGCTAATACTTACGGTTTAGCTTTAGCTATGGAGCGACACATATCACAATTTTACGGACAGGGCGGTACGCCTAGTAGCATATTAGAAACCGATAAAGATTTAACAAGTGAACAAGCTAAATTTTTACAAGAAAATTGGCAAGTTACACACAACAGGAACAGAAAACCGGCGGTACTTACAGGCGGTTTAAAATGGAAATCTATTAGCGCGGGAGCCGGTAGCGAATTAATAGAGGCTCGAGAACAAATAGTAAATGAAGTAGCCCGTATATTTAGAGTACCGGCGCATTTAATAAATAGTAAAGACGGCTCTAACGTATATAGTAATATAGAAAGTAACGGACTAGCTTTTATAAGGCACACGTTATTACCCTACATAAGAAGAATAGAAGACGGTTTAACTACCTTATTACCGGGTAAACAAGTTTTAAAACTAGATACCGAAGAATATGCTAGAGGAGATATGTTTAGTAGAGTTAGAACTTTTCAAGTAGCAATTTCTAGCGGTTTAATGACACCTAATGAGGCTAGAAATAAATTAGATCTAGAGGGATATGAGGGCGGAGATAAATTTTACTTAGGCCTACAGGGAGCGGCAATAGACCCTAGCATACCACCAATAGGTGAAGACGATCATAACCCAAAAAAGGATTTACTAGACCCCGATAATGTAGATACACCAACGCCGTAGTTTAGGTAATGCCCTACTCAATAATACATAACCACCCGGATTGCCCTAAAGAAAGTGGGGAAATGGGTAAAGATCAAATAGGCGGACACGCCGTAGTTAAAGATAGCGACAATAGTTTAATAGGGTGTCATAAAACACACGAAAGCGCAGAGGAACATTTAGTAGCTTTAAATATAGCTATGAGCGAAGAAAAAAGTTTAAACAATAGTATAGAAACTAGAGCTGTAGATTTAAGCGCCCCGGCATTTATGAAAAAAAATATGGAAAGAGGTTTAGATAATCTTAATAAAGCGGGTAGCGGTTTAACTTCTAAAACAATTAGGGACGCGCGTAACATTATTAACACGGGTAAAGTTAGCCCGGCTAAAGCTAGATTAATGTTTCCTTGGCACGCTAGACATTTAAGCGATCTAAAAAGAGAAAAAAGTAATCCTAACGACCCCGATACTTGGCGGGGTAGTGATGTAGCTTTTTTATTATGGGGTAGTAATCCGTGGAGTAACCCTATGCAGGCAGGCGATTGGGCTAAAAGAAAAGTAGAACAATTAAATAAAGAAGATAGAAGTTTAAGCGAACGCGCCCCTAGTGAGCCGGCTCCTAAAGAGGATCAAATTAAAGGAAGTAAAAAAAATAAAGAGGGTAGCGCTACGGGTAAAAGTAATAATATTAAATTTAATGAGCGTACGTTAAAAGCTATAAACACAATAGCTAAAGAACATAATGAAAGTGTTTCTGATATGGCTAGTTGGCGTAAATTACGCATACCTACGGCTAAAGCGGTCGTAAGACGTGGGTTTGGTGCCTATAGTGGCTCGCATAGGCCGGGCGTTAGTAGGCAAGCGTGGGGTTTAGCGAGGCTTAAAGCTTTTAGTTATTTATTAAAAAAAGATAGACCTAAAAACTCTAAGTACGTTGGCGATAATGATTTATTACCGGAAAGCCACCCTAGGTTTAGCGGTAAAGAAGAAAAATCACAAAATTTTTATGACATAAAGCTAGACGCTATGACAGTTACGACTAAAATACTTAATAAACAAAGTAGGATTAATACCGTGAATAAAGAAACTGAAAATCGTAGCTTTACCTTAGCTAACGTAGAGATAAGAGAAAAAAATGACGGCGAGTTAACTTATAACTTTAGCGGTTATGCAAGCGTATTTGACAAGCCTTACGGCGTAAGAGATAGTAAAGGCGCTTATACGGAAACAATAAAACCCGGAGCATTTAAAAAGACACTACAAGAGCAGGACGACGTTAGGTTTTTAGTAAACCACGACGGTATTCCTTTAGCTCGTAGCTCTAGCGGTACTTTAAGTTTAGAAGAAGATGACTACGGTCTATACGTAGAGGCAGAATTAGATCCTAACAACCCTACGGTTGCCGAAGTTGCTAGCGCTATGAAACGCGGGGACTTAGATCAAATGAGTTTTGCATTCGCAGCCGTGCGTGACGATTTTAACGGCGAAGTTAGAGATGTTCAAGAAGTAAGACTATTCGACGTAAGCGTAGTAACTTACCCGGCTAACAGTTGGGCGGGAGCAAATTTACGCGGAGTAGATTTAGGAGAATATCAAAAAGAATTAGTTGAGGCTCGTAATGGAGATAGAGCAATTGAAGTTTTAGAACAGATAATTAACAAGCTAGAAAAAGAAAGCGAATTAGATATACGTTCTGAAAGTAATCCGGATATAGAAATCTTAAAAATTAAGATGAAAAGAAACGGGTTATTAAAAGACGTAACGCCGGAAGATTAACTTCCACCTTACGTATTGTAAATAACTAAAAGGATAAATTAATGAAACAATTAATAGAAGAAAGAGACGCAAAAACTCTTGAACTTAATGGTTTAGTTACTGAAATGGACGATATGGAAAAAGGCGAAGAATTAGACGGCAAAATTGTTAGATCTAACGAGCTTTTAGAAGAAATCAAAGTTTTAGACGGACAGATTGAGGCACAAGAAGAAGTGCGTAAAAACCTTAAAGAAGTAGAGGAAAGCAGAAAATCTTTAGATATTAAAGAAGAAGATATTTCTGAAACCCGCGCTGAAGTTAAGGAGCCGGATCTTTACAGAGAAGGCGGAGAGCACAATTTTATTAAAGACGCTTATAGTTCACGTAAAGGTGACTACAAAGCATCGGAAAGAATTAATTCTCACCAAGAATATGAAGCAAGAGATATTGGAACGGGAGCCTTTACCGGCTTAGTAGTTCCTCAATACTTGTTAGATATGTACGCTCCTATTGCAAGAGCAGGATCCGCATTTTATAATGCGGCCTCCAAAGAGCAGTTGCCTCAATTCGGAAACCAAATAGAAGTTTCTAGAATTACAACAGGATCAACAACAGCTCCTCAAGCAACAGAAAACGCAGCCGTATCTGAAACAGATATTGATGACACTTTATTGACTGTACCGGTTAACACAATCGCAGGTCAACAAGATGTTTCAAGACAGGCTCTTGAAAGAGGTGGCGGAAGTGGATTCTCATTAGAGAATGTAATTTTTCAAGATCTACTTTCTGCTTATTACACTACATTAGACCAACAAATGTGGACAGGAACAGGCGCTAACGGACAGCACACAGGAATGATCCAAGTCGCGGGAATCGGAGCTATCTCTTATACAGACGCTAGCCCAACCGTAGCTGAGGCATTTCCTAAACTAGCTAACGCAGTACAAACTGTTAACTCAAACAGATTTGCACCGGCGACAGCCATTTTTATGCACCCTAGACGTTGGGGTTTCTTTACCGCAGGAGTTGACGGTAATAGTAGACCATTAGTATTACCTCAAGGTAATAACCCGGACAACGCAGTCGGCGTTGGTGAGGCTGCCGCTTACGGTAACGTAGTCGGTACTTTACTAGGCCTACCCGTTATTACAGACGCAAACGTTCAAACAAACGGTGGCGCCGGTAATAATGAGGATCTAGTTTGGGCAATCAAAATGGACGACCTCAAGATATTTGAGGACGGAGTTATGCAACTCAAATTTGAGGAAACTAACGCAGGTAACCTAACTACAAAAATGGTAGTTTATGGATATTCCGCGTTTGCCTCCGGTCGATACCCAGCGGGAGCAGCTTATGTTTCCGGAACAGGTTTCGTTCCACCTACTTTCTAATAAGAAGTAGATAAATTAAATTGGTGTTAGTGTCCGGCAACGGACACTTACACCGTATAGAAAGAAAAAATGAGTAATAAAGAAATAATAAAAGCATTAAAAGAAGAATTAAAACATTACGAAATTTACGGAAAGGCAAAACGTGCAGAAGAAGTTAAAAAAGCTATTAAAGACTTGGGTGGTAAAATTGAAACTGCTAGTAAGAAACCTAAAACCGAAAAAAAAGTAGTAAAGAAGTAATTATGCCCAAAGGTGTAGGTTACGGTAAAACAAATAAAATGAAAGGTCGTAAGTCTAAAGGCCGTAAAGGAAAATAATTTATGGCTATAGTTAACGGGTACATAACCCAAAACGATCTCAAAACTTTTGTTGGTATACCCACGGGCGATAGCGTTGACGACGATCTATTAGATAACGCTATTAACGGAGCTAGTAGACAAATAGACGCATTTTGCGGTCGTAAGTTTTACGCGGACGCTAACGCTACCTCTAGAGAATATTTCACACGAGATTATTACAGGCTATACGTTGATGACATTTCAACTACTACCGGTCTAGTAATTAAATATGACGATAACGACGACGGTACATACGAAACAACAGTACCCGACACAGAATACAAACTTTTACCCCTTAACGGTGTAGTAGACGGTATAGAGGGGAGCCCGTTTTACATTATACAATTACTAAGTGACGG